GTCGCCTTGTGGCTAAAAAAACGACCACCTTTAGCGCTGTTACATGATTTACACATAGACTGCAAGTTATCTGGGCTCCACATATCGCCACCCTTAACACGTGGAATGATGTGATCTACTGTGTGCGCTGGCCTGCCACATGATGCACACTGCCAGCCATCACGATCTAATATGGTAATGCGCAGTTTCTTCCACTTACCACTGCCTATCGCTTTATTACTCAATGCCATCCTTTAAGCTTGTAATGCTCTAATGCTTTACACATAGAACCATATCTATTGTTATTGTACTTAATACCCCATTCTACTTGCTTAAAGCCATTTACTTTACTAAGCCATATTGATCTACCTTGTGGTATGCCATAGTGACTACCATTCTTAGCTTTAGGATTCCACCTGGATTCATAGAAGTACAACTCATCTAAGCAATAGAACTCATCTAAGTTATTAAGCTGTATAAATGCCCATTGTCTGTAATGATTTGTTTTGTCATTCGCAACGGAATTAGTCTTTACAAAGCAAAGATTAACTATGACTAGAGCGATCCCAACTAGCCAGCACCTTGCGAGCTTTCCCTTGCGGGCTCGCCTTGTGGCTTTGTGAGCCACTGCTACACTAGAGCCTACATTATCCATGCAAATCTCCTTACGCTTAATCTCAATAATCGTCTCAATATGTGAGATGTGATCTGCAACACATTATGCGTAGATCATCTGTGTCAATCCAAGTCTCATCCCAGCCAGCCATCATATTGACATCCAACCTATGTACTGTGAATCAGGATTATCTATAAGCCACTGCTCACGCAGCTTGTTTTGGTAAGCCCAATTTATATCTGTAGATTCGCTCATTTTTGGCCACCCCATCCACCACCTTTAAATATCAATCCAGGTGCGCTGTATAGCCTGCTCATTTGTAAATTACATTTAGGGCAACTTATTGTCGCAACTTCATCATCATAAGATTTATGCACTGATCCATAAGTGCCGCATTCATTACAGCTGTATTCATACGTTGGCATCTTTAACTCCAATCAATTGGCAAGTGTGGCAGACCACGGCGATAAACTTCCAACTACCACACTTATCACATCTGGATATATCTGAATCAGGTACATCCAACGCTTCGGCTATATTCTTAACACCGACACATCCACAATCCATACACTGATAAGCCTTAAATCCATCAGGCATATCCAACTGATCGAGCCAAAGAAACTCGGTCTTGCGTTTACAGCCATTGCATTTAAATTGTGGGTGCATCATGGTAATATCCTTATTGCCTACAGTGGCACTGAGTACAAACTAAGAAATTACCAGAATGTATCAGCCTGTCATCATTACAAGCTACACAAACATCAATAGATGGTACAAACTTTACCTGGTCGTTCTCAATGCGCTCCAGGTAAGGTCCGCCTCTAAGAATCTCTACATATCCCATTTACTCACCCCCTTTGCCTGACTCTGAATCATCGGGCCAAAACCAAGTGCCTGCAGCTGTAAGTCTTGCCCACTTAGCATCACATTGATCGGGTTTAGGTGCGCTGCACACATAGCCTGCGTATGGTTTATTTGTAGCCTTAGCAATGCCTTCTTTCTTCACCATATCACCATGCCTGCAAACAAAACTAACATCAAGAACTTCAGCAATTTGAGTAATGCTTTCCCCAACAGTCCAAGCAACAGGCTTAGGCTCGTTAGTATTATTTTTAGATTGTGTGTCCACAATATGTAACGCATACTCCATCGCAGCCGATTTAGATCCTGGTCTGCCATACTTAGGTGTAAATTGTTTTTCATTTACAGAGGCCATTTCTTCTCTGCTTGGACGTTTTCCTTTAGGCGAGAGACCCGCATTTGAAATCGCTCGACCAATTGCGCTTGTTTCGCAGTTAGGAAGAGCAAAATTCGCATTAACACCACGATCACTAACAGTCTCACTTGCAATCCCCGTAGAGTACGGCTTCGGATCCGCTTCTGTTCTGTATAATTTACAAATAACAATGAATCGAGACTGGCTGGCCTCGATAATCTCTGTTTCCAATCTTCCATCTGGGAACTCCTTCCACCACTTGTGTAGTCTTTCATCGACTGTTTCATATTGACTTAAATCAAACGCCATCAGCTACTCCAAACTCTTTGTCATAATGGTCGTACAGTTCTTTATAGATGACTGCGTAACCAATGATGTCTTTAACACTATCTTGGTGATTTGCAGTTTCGGCAAGTCTGCTGACTTTGACGAGCAATTGCATGATGCTGACCTGCATTGGCGATATGTAATCTCCATAATAAGCTGACCACAATTCTGAGATTCGCTCGTGATTGCTTTGACTGCTTCCGTAAACCGATCCTCTGGTTGTAAGGATTGTTGCGATCTCATCCAAAAACTCAGTTCTGCTTGTCATAGTCAAATACCTCATCGGTTTTAACTTTGTTCTCGATCATGCGGCGGTGCATATTCCAACCATCACGGCGACCTAAATAGTAATAACGTGCTTCTGCATTTTCTTTATTAACGTGTATGTACCAGCTGATGCCTAATAAACCAAGCATCCCATAACACACTGCATAAAATATATCTACTGTAACCATATAGCCCTAACTGTCCGCAAACTTTGCGGTACAGGCATAGTGTTGCACCTGTGTACGACTCTGTGGATTATTTAGGGCCAGACTTAGATAACGTTTTGGTAACGATTTATTTGTAAAGTTTGCCCTCAAATATAAAACTGCCATCAGGCTGGATAGGGATAGTAACCACCTGGACTTTACGCTCATGTACATAGGCAACTGCAAAGCCTGTTTGCCAGTTTGCATACCCTCTAGTGTACGCCATGCCTGTTGAACTAAGATCAACCAACATGCCGACTTCTACTCCCCATACAGTACGCCCTAATTTGCCCCTAGATGCCTCTGTGAAGGCCGACTGGCCTAGTCTATGGGTGTGCCCACATACCACGCTTTTTCCATGCCTTCGAGCCCCATTTAAGGCCGTTTGTCCTGGAATTTGACTAAGTGGGAAAGTATCGCCATGCACTGCTATCCAGCCAGGCGCCCAGTCTATGCCGTGAGGACTGAATTTTATTTGTAATTTGTCATAGCCCATGAATCGCTCGTATTGCATTTCTGGCAGATTTAAGAAGCTAGGCAAACGCTTCTTGATTGATCGATAAAGTCTAATGCCGTGATTGCTACCGACCACATCTGTAACGCCTAGATAAATTAACACTTCTTGTGTAAGTTGCCGATCATCATTTATGTTACCGACCATCTCATCAATAGTGCCAACATTAAAACCGCCAAGCTGTGGGAGATCAATTTCATCTCCAATACAAATAGTGCGATGCGGTTTCCATTTGCTTAAAAAACGGCCTACAGATTTTGTTGCCTTCTCATCAAAGAAGGGTACTTGGAGATCACTGATAAACGCTATGCGCTTAATCTTCATCCTCATCTGGAGTAGGGATAGTTGGGATAATGCCATTGTCGCCTACTACCCAGTCTGGCATTGATGATGGACTATCCATTAAATACAGGCATACAGATTCTGAAAATCCAGCTTTACGTGCAGCTTTGAACATCTCATGCTTAGCAATATAAAACACTTCTAGTTTAGATAAAGGGTCGGGTGATTTACGTACCACACGCCTGTTAATCTTCTTTCGTTTACGAGTGCTAGCCATAATAAAATTATGACTTACTAATTAAGATAAAGAGATCATCGACACGCTTTTCTAATCTATCAATAGAGTCACGCAAACTTGTGCCTGAATTGGGTTTGAGTTCAGATAAGTAGGATTTAATAACCCAGCGTAGACCCACTAATAAACTTGTTAATATAGCGCAAACGCCAACGCCTAAACCAACCCACTCGTTCAGGCTCATGTTTCATCGGCACCGATGCCATAAGCATTATCGGATTTGTCTAGAGCCCTAGCTGCTGGACCTGCGAGCGCTGCAACAATCACAGAAACGGCAGGATCTAAACCTAATTCATTACTTGCTAAGAATGTAAGTAATGATACAAGCACACCTCTAAAGTATGATTTTAGTATTGCTTTTTGTTTCTTGCTTATTTTCATATCTTGCCCCCTATTAGTGGTATATCAAATGGCGTGCCATTTAGGTCGCCTAGTGTTGTAAAGCTAATATGTATGTGTCGCTTGTGCGGGTTAATGCCTTTGTATTTACGCCATTTCCAATTTAATATCTTCGAGCATATTCGCCTGTCAAAGATGACGTATGATATGCGTGGATCCGACTTGGCTGCGATTCTGATTTGGTCAGCCAGATAAGGTGCGAGGCTGTCGGATGACTCCAGCCGAGAATTAAGATCAAGACCTCTGACCCACCCGAACTCGTCTGGATTATGATCCGATTTTCTGGCGGAGTGACGGCTATCGCCCAACCATCCTTCTGGACTTTTAGTACACCTATCTGGAAACCACGTATCAACTTGATCTCTTAACTGCACACCAGCTGCACATAATTTAGGTTGCATTAGCTGAGAAGGAGTTTTGCTTCATCCTCAGTAATGCCTAGACGTGCAAGTAATGCTGCCTTAGCAATAGCGTTAGCCTTAGCAGCTTCACCTTTAGCAATTTGAACTTCTTTAAGAATTGTAAGTTCAGCTAATTCTGCTTTAGTCATATCTCTAACCAAAACCTCATCAGTTAAAACATTGTAATCTTGGAATTGTGCCATATTATTTTTCCAATCCGTAAATAGTAATAACGCCACTTCCGCCCGAAGGAATTGCCCATCCCAAACTTTCATAACTGGTTGTGTTGGCAATATATGAAAGTGATAATCTTGCTAAATTTGATGCACTTTGAAAACATTGAGCGCTTGTGTTTTTAGTCAAAAAAGGGCTTTGTATATCTATTGAACCGCCAATTCTTTCACCAGTTACCACGTATGGTTCAAATAAAGCAATTGTTATATTTGCTGATGAAAGTGTATTGCCATTGAAAAAAATCATTTGATTATCGTAACCACTTGTCGTATTTGTTGAGCCAGTTCTTAAATATATTGCGGTGTCCTCATTTGATGCACTTGTCCATTCGCTTAATACAATTTTGTAATTATCATAGGTGGCAGAAAAACAATTTGAAATCGAACCTGATGAACCGCTGATTGATGTAGTTGATATTTTTGTAAAAGACCCACTAGCAGCAGCAACGCCAGCTGCTTTACTAAATATAGATGCACCAGCAGCAGTAAAATATAAAACACCGCTATCATATTGCGACAAAGCCAAAGATGATGCTGTATTTACTGTGGCAGTACCCGCTGTAATAGTAGAGACACCTGCGCCAATGTTCTGTATAAATACTGTATCACCAGCAGAAAATAAACTTGTATTGACAGTAATTGTCGTGGCACTTGCGCTGTTCATAATTACAGTTGCACCTGCATCTGCAGCTACTAATGTGTAACTTGCGGTTTTAGCCGTAGCTGATCCACCACCCATAGCAGTCTGTTGCAGACTTGTCATCTGTGCAGCTGTAAGTACCTGCCCAGTGGTAAAGGTTTGTTTAGCCATTATTCTCCTTAGTAACTAAGCACATTATAGTCTAAAGTGCCGTATATATTGTTATTTAGAATCAGTGCATCGATGACTGGTTCAAGGGTCGTAAAGAAGACCCTAAAGCTGTTGGGTGTAATTGTGGTGGCTACGCCAAAGATTTGCAGTGTTTTGTCTAGGGTAGATCCACCTGGCTGAGTTGTAACTACTCGGATAGGATCAAAGAAATCTAATTCTAAGGCTGCAATAATGCCTGCGTTGTAATTATTGGTATATAGGTCTAATTCAATTCCGTTACATGTTACGCTGGTTTCGGCACGGCTAGCGACATAAGCCTGGGCATAATCTAGAGCTACAGCATCGGTCTGCATTAGTAGATCCTGGAGGTTATATGAGTGGATAAAGTATTTGTCAATAGATGGCTGATTAATTGCCGTCTGTGGTGATCCACCTGTACGGCTAATTTGGGCTGAATTAAAGATTAAGTCATCATCTAATTTCCAGTTGGCGTTAGCGTATGCAATACCTGTGCCATCATCGTTAAATGTGGTAACTGTGCCACCAATTGATCCTGCGGTTACTGCTCTATCTTGGAATACAAACTCTCCGTCTGTGTTTACATATAGCGCACCATATTCGGATGTGGCAACAGTAGTCATCGCATCTAGGGAAGTACGTGCTGTACCAGGGTCAGCCTGCATAGTAGTCAAACCTGCATCAACATCACGCATAGTCGCAGGCCAGTCGATCTGATCTAATATCTGATTAATTCTTGTGCCTGATAGGTTGCCAGCACTAGCACCTGTAATTGTTGATACCTGAGCATTTTGGGCAAGCCTAAACGCATCTACAGCTTGTATCGTTGTATAGGCAACTTCTGTAGCATCTTTAGGTTGAGTGTTGACGTATGAAGTAATAAATCCAGAAAATAAACTATAGGTAGTTGCACCATAGGTGGCAGAGATTTGCACCTTCTTCATCGGTGTCAGCAATTCGTAATATGGTCCTGAAGGATTAGTTGGGTTAAAATCACCATTTTGATCTACAATACGTAAAGTAAGTCGACCTGTTTGGAATTGATCTACCAAAGCATCACGGCCTCGGCTGGTTTGTATGTAGTTAATTTGATCTGATACATCAACAATTACAGCAGTACTATCTGCCAATATGTTTGTGTCTAATATGCCACTATCTAATATCATCGCTTGCGCAAAGGCGGGCCCAGTAGAAAAGTTAATTACTGCATTGATTGTTGGCACAGTCATTAGTTAAGAGATCCCGCTGGCAATAGTTTGTTGCCTGATTTTAATAACTGTAATACGTTTTGCTGAATTACAGCTTCTAGTTGCTGATCTGTAACTATTGTGCCTGCGTTTACAACTACTGTGGCTGTCGGTTGAATAGTTGCTGCAGCGGTAGCCTGTTGATTAGTTGTGCCTTGTGGCAGTCTGGCAAACTCATCTGGTGCAATTTGATTACGGCCTCGAGCAGTCATCTCACCTAAAGCGTTAAACAAAGCAGGGCCAAAATTTGTCAGGGCACTAGCGGCCATACCTGCAGCTGTGGCTAAAGCATCAATAGAAGCCTTAGCGCCTAGTTCAGCGTTTAATTTTTTAGCCAAAGCCTCGTTATTGTCTAGAATTGCTAACTGCGCTCTAATGCGTAATTTAGTCTCTTCATCGGTTGCCTGATTAAGTGCCAGGGTTAATCCTATGCGCTCTAGATCAAACTTATCTTTAAGTTTATCTACTTCTGACTTAGCCTTTAATTTAGCTATTGCATCTGCTTCTAGTTTGTTTTTCTCTTTTAATAATTTGTTTGCTCGCTCAATATCTTTAGTTGAACTTGTGCCTAAACTATAAGTAAAATTAGAGGTAGGTTTATTGCGTTCTTTGTTTCCAGCTTTTGCTAATGTTTCTAAATAAGGCCCTAATACTGGTATAAAACTTAATGGACCACCTAAATTTTTACTTGTTCCCTGTAAACCTAAAAATTCTTTAGTTTTAGAAATAAGTAAAGCCATCCCGTAAGTTGCATCTGCTATATCGGTTGCAAGATCAGTCATAGCCGTACTAAGTTCTTCTATAGAATTATCTTTGGCTAATAATTGCAAAGAATCTAATAAACCTTTTCCAATAATTTCAGAAGCATCAGCACTTGCTACTTTGAGCAAATCCATTTTTCCAGCATAAGTATCTAATCTAGCTGCTGATTGGCCCGCAAACTTCTGATTAAGTTCGGCCATAATCTTTTCCATGTTGCCAGTCTTTAATGTGGCCTTGCTTATGCCTGCACCTAATCGACTAAGCCCTGTAGTGTTGCCACTAAAGCCACGTGTTAAAGCTGCGCTGACCTCGGTGAGTGATTTACCTGTAGCCGCACTTATGTTTAAAGCTGTAGATAATGCGTCTTGGCTCTGAGTAACAGATCCAGTAACTGTCAATAATTGTTGGAAGGCTGGGCGTAATTGATCGTCTAATACGCCAGTAGTCTTCTGTAAATTGGCTATATAGTATTCAACAGATGGTGCCGCAAATGCAAAGCCAGTATTTTTAAGTTGTAACTCTAAAGCCTTAGCAGCTTTCTCATCGGCCATAAATGCAGATACAGCTTTCTTGCTGTAATTAAGTAATGCAGTGGCGCTGAACACTCCAGCAAATACTTTGCCAAAACTCTTAACTTGTTTTTCAAATGCTGATACTTCTTTCTTACCCTTTTTTAATCCTTTGTTATCAAAGGTGCTAAGTGCGGAGACTACTAAAGTAGGCACAATTATAACCCCTTAAATCCACGAGCTGATCGCTCTTTGTAAAATCCTAATACCTGCGTCTTTTTCTCTAAAGGTAATTTTTTGTAATAAGCAAATACTGCATCGTTAATGGCTTTTTCAATATTTTTATATGCATCGCCTTGTTCTTCTTTCCAAGCCTTAAAAATGGCACGGCCTTTATTTTTGCGACCTCTACGGCCGACTGATCCTGCCATAGTTGCATCTTCTACGCCTGGTAATGCAGCTATGAATTGAATGCCAGCATTAGGGTTTAGTGATGCGCCACCTTGACCAGAAGTCTTGCGACCTGCAGTCTCATAAATAGCACCAGCTGCAGATTCATTAGATACATAGTTGTAAACGCTATACCCTTTTTTGTTTTTCTTATTAGGTCCTAGTTTGTATTTAATTTCTGATCTAGCAGTTTGTTGGTCATAGGCGGGGAATGGTCTGCGCTGGCCTGGTTGCTGTGGCGCTTGTTTAAGCCAGCCACTTAAAACATTTTGATTGGCAGGTAAGTATTGTTTAGCCTTATTGGCGGTCTTTAACATAGGGGCTTTCAAACTTGCCCTAACGTTTTTGTACATATCTTCGTCTATTTCATCAATAGCCTTAAGGAACTCTCTAACGCCGTTTACCACGACTGGCATTTTTGATCTCCTTAGCTCGGTCTGTCAATACCTGAATTATTGCTAGATACATTTCAGTATCCATATCAATAAACTCTCTGGGCGGTATTCCAGTCTCTACTGCTAATTGCGCAATAGTGTAAGCAATAGAATTCCGCTCAGTTATTTTTTTTCTTCGTCTAATACCTCAACAGTATCTAGAGTGTCTATAAACTCTGATCCCCATAAAGGTATCTGTGCGCC